TTATAAGAATTAAACGTTCGACGACAGCAGGTAATCCCGCAACACTTGCAGCAGGAGAACTTGCATATTCAGGTCTTACAAATAACGACTCCAATGGTGGTGATCGTCTCTATCTAGGACTTGGTACAGAAACAAACGGAAATGCTGCGAGTCACTTAGTTATAGGTGGAAAGTATTTTACAGATTTATTAGACCACACTCGTGGTACACTAACTGCATCTTCAGCAATTATTACAGATGCAAACAGCACAATTGATAACTTAAAAGTAGATAATCTAGATCTAAATGGAAATACAATATCTTCTACAGATGCCAATGGAAATATTGTACTTGATCCAAATGGAACTGGTTATGTATCTATTCTTGGTACAAATGGAGTTGTAATTCCAGTTGGTACTACAGGTCAAAGAGCACCAGCTATACAAGGTGCAATACGTTATAATACAGACACATCTGCTTTTGAGGGATATTCAGGATCAACTTGGGGATCACTTGGTGGTGTAAAATCAGTTGATGGTTTAACATACATTTCAGCTGAGAGTACTCCAGGAGCTTCAAATGACACACTTTCTTTTGTCACTGATGGTGCTGAGAGAATGTCTCTTGATACTGACAGTTTAGATGTTGCAAGCACAATTTTAACAACAAATATTAATTCAACTTTAACTTCAACATCAATTACAACTGGAGCATTAGTTGTTGATGGTGGTGTTGGTATTGCTGAAAATTTAAATGTTGGTGGTGTTATTAATATTGACAATTTAAGATTAGATACAAATACATTATCATCTACAAATTCAAATGGAGACATTACTATTGAACCAAATGGAACAGGTAATGTTAATCTTAATACAGATACAGTAAGAATTGGTGATATAAATGCAGACGCTACAATTACAACAAATGGTTCTGGTGATTTAATTTTAAATACAAATTCAGGAACAAATTCTAGTTCAATCACAATTGCTGATAATACTAATGGAGATATTTCAATTACTCCAAATGGAACTGGAAAAACAATTATCGGAAATATTCACACAGATTCAAGTACATCTCTTGCTGAATTTATTTACGACACAGTTGGTGGTGCAGTCACTTCAGGAACTGGTATTACTGTTACAAATAGTGATGTAGGAAATAGTTCTACAATCAATATTACAAATACAACTGTCACTGCTGGTTCTTATGGTTCAACTACAGCAATCCCTACATTTACTGTAAATGCACAAGGACAATTAACTGCTGCTGGAACAGAAAATATTTCAACTACATTAAATATTGCAGGTGATACAGGAACAGATGCGATTGCTCATTTAACAGATACATTAACGTTTAGTGGTGGTGAAGGAATTGATACTACTGTCACAAATAATGTATTAACAATTGCAGCTGAAGATGCTTCTACATCTAACAAGGGTGTGGCTTCTTTCAATACTGACAATTTTACAGTTAGTTCTGGCGCAGTTTCTACAAAAAATATTACATTAGGTTCTACAGTTTTAACAAATGGTTCAACTACAAACACATTAGCTGGTGTTCTACAATTAGATGTTGATAACATAAGAATTGATGGAAACACAATTAGTGCTACAGATGTAAATGGTGGAATTACACTTGCTCCGAATGGAACAGGTCATATTTCTGCAAACTTTAGAAGAATTGAAAACATTGATGCACCAGTAAATGCACAAGATGCTGCGAATAAAGCATACGTAGATGCAGTTGCTGAAGGACTTCACGTTCATGCATCAGTAAAAGCTGCTACAACAACTACACTTGAAACACATTCTGGTGGAACAGCAACTTACGATAATGGAACAAATGGTGATGGAGCAACAATTACTCTTTCAACAGGAATTAGTATATTAGATGGATATTCATTAGTAAATGGCGATCGTATATTGGTTAAAAACCAAGCGAATGCTGCTCATAATGGTATCTATGTTCGTACATCTTCAACAGTACTTACACGTGCTTCTGACTTTAATACAATATCTGAAGTTGCGAGTGGAGACTTTTTATTTGTAGCATATGGTACAACAAATGGAAAAACTGGTTGGGTACAAACAGTTGAGATGGTTACATTTGGTTCTACAAATATTATATTTGAACAATTTTCTGGAGCAGGAACTTATACAGCTGGTCAAGGATTAGCATTAACAGGAACAACATTTGATATCGTTTTACAAACAAATGGTGGTTTAGAAATAGTTTCTGACGAATTAGGATTAAAATCTACAACTGCAGGAAACGGATTAACATTTAGTAATGGTGTTTTAGCAGTAGGTGGAACATCTGATCGTATTTCAGTTGGTGCAGATTCAATTGATATTGCTTCAACTTATGTTGGACAAAATTCAATCACAACATTAGGAACAATTTCAAGTGGAACATGGCAAGGTAGTACAGTTGGTACAGTTTATGGTGGTACAGGAAATTCATCATATTCAGTAGGCGACATATTAGTTGGTGCTGCAGCAAATGCTCTAAATAAATTATCAATTGGTACAATTGGAAAAGTATTACAATCAAATGGAACGACTTTAGTGTATGGTGATGTGGACGGAGGATCATACGCATAATTGATATAATATCTTAGATTATATAATCTACTAACAAATAGGAGACAAGTATGGCTAAGAAGAAAAAACAAACTGTTTCAGATATTATTGATAGAATTGAAGAAGATTTGATGACTCTTCGTGATAAAGTTGAAGAACTTGAAAATCACGAATGTTGCGAAGAGGAGGACGAAGATGACTCAGAAGAAGATACCGACTGGGATGAAGATTCGGACTCTGATAGCTTTGAGGAAGATGAAGAATAAACAAAATCAAAATAAAAAAAAGAAAAAATAGGAAATAACTGATGGCGACAATAATTAAATTAAAAGGTTCAGCAGTACCGAATCTTGCGCCATCAGTTAATGATTTAAGTTATAAAGAAGTTGCGTTAAATTACGCAGACGGAAGATTGTATTATAAGAATGCTGCAGGACAAATAGCATATTTTAGTGCTGGTGCTACAGCAGGTGGTCAAGAAGGACAAGATGACGATCTATTTAATCAATTAGCGTTTGCAATTAAATTTGGTGCATTCCCTTTAGCTGATTATGGTAATATAACTGACCCAACAAGTGATGCCTTTGGTCAAGTAGTTTTATTTACTTATGACAATATGGCAACAGAGGGATTAAGAATTATTGACAACGAAGGATTAGTATAAAATGCCAACACAATTACAATTACGAAGAGGAACAACAGCTCAACACTCATCTTTCACAGGTGTAGTTGGTGAAGTCACAATTAATACATCAAAGAAAACAGCAGTCGTACATGACGGATCAACAGCAGGTGGTCTTGAATTACTTCGTGCTGATATGTCAAACGTATTCGCTTCAGCAACTCCAACATTCACTTCTTTAAATACATCAGGTGACGTATCTGTAGGTGGTAATTTAACTGTCACTGGTACAACTACATTTAATGGTGGCACTATCACTATGGGTGATGCTGACACTGATAATGTTGTATTTGGCGCAGATGTAAATTCAAATATATTACCAAATACTGATAACACATACGCATTAGGTAGTTCAGCTAAAAAATGGTCAGATGTTAGATCAGTTTTATTAACTACAACAAGTGATGCTACAATCGGTGGTGATGTAGCTATTAATGGTGGCGATCTAACAACTTCTCAAACAACTTTCAATTTATTAAATACAACAGCAACTACTCTAAACATAGGTGGTTCTTCTACAGCAACTGCAATTGGTTCAAATAGTGGAACTACTACTATTAAAGCAGATTTAACAGTTGATGGTGATGTTCAAGTCAAAGGTGGTGATTTAACTACTAACCAAACTACATTTAATTTATTAAATACAACAGCAACTACTCTAAACATGGGTGGTGCTGCTACATCTTTAAATCTTGGTGCTAATTCTGGTACAACAACAGTAAATAATAATTTAACAGTCACAGGAAATTTAACTGTAAATGGTACAACGACAACTGTTAATTCTACAACTTTAACTGTAGATGATAAAAATATAGAATTAGCTTCAGTTGCTTCTCCTACAGATATTACAGCCGATGGTGCTGGTATTACAATTAAAGGTGCAACAGATAAAACATTTAATTGGGTAGATGCTACAGATGCATTTACTTCATCAGAACATTTAGCACTTGCTTCAGGAAAAAATTTATACTTAAATGGATCAACATCTGGAACAACTACACTTACTCCTTCAGCTACTGCTTCAGGAACTTTAACACTTCCAGCTGCAACTGATACATTAGTTGGTAAAGCTACAACAGATACTTTAACAAATAAATCAGTTTCATTAACTACTAATACCATTACTGGTACATTAGCAGAATTCAATACTGCATTATCAGATGATAATTTCGTTTCATTAACTGGAACAGAAACATTAACAAATAAGACATTAACATCTCCTAGAATTAGTTCGATTGTATCAGCTACAACAGTAAATTATAGTTCAGCTGGAGGAGATTGGACATCTAACTCCTTCTACGTAGAACCAGAACAAAATCAAATTAGCATAAACACAAATCTTGCTGAACCAAATTTTTCTAATTATCTTGCTGCCACTACAGCAGGAACTGTGTTCGTTGTCACATATAATAATAGCACGACAGCTACCTTAACACAAAGTGGAAGTTCAAGTTTTTTTGGAGCACAACTGAATATTCCAGTGACAGGAGCAACAGGAGCACAACTGAATATTGTTGCAATTTCGATTTCAACAACGAATACTATCACAGTACCATCAGCAACTGACACTTTAGTTGGTCGTGCAACTACAGATACATTAACGAATAAATCAATCAATTTAGCTAATAATACAATTACTGGAACTACAGCTCAATTTAATACAGCTTTATCAGATGATAATTTTGTTACAATTAGTGGTACTGAAACATTAACAAATAAAACTTTAACTTCACCAGTTATAACAACTATTAACACTACAAGTAATTCTAGCATAGCATTATCACCAAATGGAACAGGAGTTGTAAATGTTCCTTCTGGTTATACTGGAAGAGCAGGATTTGGTGCTAATTCTCTTGTTCCAAAATCTTATGTTGATGCTCTTGAAGCAGGTCTTCATGTTCATGCTGCAGTAAAAGCTGCAACAACAGATACACTTGCAAATTTAACAAGTGGTACTGTCACATATGAAAATGGTACAGACGGAGTTGGTGCGACATTAACATTACAAAATGCTTTAACAACTTTAGATACATCATACACAGTAGTAAGTGGTGATAGACTTTTAATTAAAAATCAAGCAAATGCTGCTCATAATGGTATCTATACTATTGACGCAACAAGAACAATATTAACAAGAGCGACAGATTTTGATTCTGTTTCAGAAGTTGCGAGTGGAGACTTTTTATTCGTATCATTCGGAACACAATTTGGAAGTCAAGGATTTGTACAAACAGTTCCAATGGTCACATTCGGAACTACAGATATTTCGTTTACTCAATTTTCTGGTGCTGGTCAAATAACAGCTGGAAATGGATTAACAAAAGATGGTAATACAATTGACGCAGTTGGAACTGCAGATCGTATTACTGTAAATGCAAACAGTATTGATATTGCTTCAACATATGCTGGTCAAAACACAATTACAACATTAGGAACAATTTCAAGTGGAACATGGCAAGGTTCAGTAATCGCTGGTCAATATGGTGGAACTGGAGTAAATAACTCTGGTAAAACACTTACACTTGGTGGCAATTTCACACATAGTGGTGCACATACTCTTAGTTTAACAACTACTGCAAACACATCAATAACTTTACCAACAACTGGAACTCTTGCAACTTTAGATGGTTCTGAAACATTAACGAATAAAACATTAACATCACCTGTTATTTCAAGCATTTCTAACACAGGAACTTTAACATTACCAACTTCTACTGATACATTAGTTGGAAGAGCAACTACAGATACATTAACAAATAAAACATTAACATCTCCTAGAATTGGGACTAATATTTTAGATACAAATGGAAATAGTTTATTAGCATTAACAGCAACAGCTTCAGCAGTAAATCAATTAACACTTGCAAATGCTGCAACAACAAATCGTCCTACTATTTCTGCTACAGGTACTGATACAAATATTGGAATTAGTATTACACCAAAAGGAACTGGAACAATTGTTGTAGGAAATTCAGTTATACCATCAGCTGATAGCACAATGGACTTAGGAGCAACAGGTGCTAAGTTTAGAGATTTATATTTATCTGGGAATTCAATTATTATGGGAACTACGAAAATAATGATGCATGCAGATGGTTATTTACAATTCAACACAAACTCAGGAGGAGGATATCCTGCAGGAAGTAATGTGTCTGTCGCAACTGCGGCAAATGGGATTGCCGCAACTAGTGGCACTGCTGCAGCATTTGCAATTGCCCTTGGAGGTTAATTATGCCTGTCTCTACAAGAGAAGGACTTAAAGATTACGCACTTAGAAAATTAGGTGCACCAGTTGTAGAAATTAACGTTGATGATGGTCAATTAGAAGATCGTCTAGATGAAGCAATAGAATATTTCAATATTAATCATTGGGATGGTTCTGAACGTACTTATGTTTCACATCTAATTACAAATCAAGATATTAGCAATAAGTACATTCCTGTTGCTGATATAGTTTATGGTGTGAGTAAGGTGTTCCCTATATATGCAGGGTCATCAACTAGTAAAAATATATTTGATTTACAATATCAATTAAGATTAAATGATTTGTATGATTTAACATCTACTTCGATTGTTTATTTTACAACAGTAATGAATCATTTACAATTACTTGATACAATATTAAATGGTCAACCTTTATTTCGTTTTAATCGTTTAACAAACAGATTAAATATAGATATTAAATGGGGAACTGCTGTAAAAGCTGGCGATTATATTATATATGATGGATATAAAGCAATAGATCCTGCTTCATTTACTAAAATGTATAATGAGCCATGGTTGAAATCTTATACCACTGCTCTTTTTAAAGCACAGTGGGGAACTAATTTAAAAAAATTTTCAGGATTAGAACTTCCTGGAGGTGTGACACTTGATGGTGATAAACTATATGCTGAAGCAAAAGAAGAAATTAAAGAATTAGAAGACACATTAGTTGGAAAGAACGCACCATTAGAATTTTCAGTAGGATAAACATATGTCTAGAAATGTTTATTTTACACAAGGAACTGCTAATGAGCAAAACCTAATAGAAGATTTAATTATAGAATCTTTAGGAATTTATGCTCAAACTGTATATTATATACCAAGAAAATATGTAAATAAAGATCAAATTCTTGGTGAAGATACATTAAGTACATTTAATCATGCTTACCCAGTTGAAATGTATTTTGAAAATGTAAAAGATTATGATGGAGCAGGTTCTTTTGTAAGCAAATTTGGTTTAATGATTGAATCATCAGCTACATTAGTTGTAGCAAGAAGAAGATGGAATCAATTAGTTGGTCAATATGGTAATACGATTTTAACAAATCGTCCAGTTGAAGGAGATTTAATTTATTTCCCTTTAACTAAAAGTTTATTTGAAATAAGATTTGTAAAAGATAAAGATCCTTTTTATCAATTAGGAAAACTTTATACTTATAAATTACAAGTTGAATTATTTCAATATTCTTCTGAAAAAATTGATACAGGTGTACCTGAAATTGATGTATTTGAACCATTAAAAACATTCAATACTGATCCTACACGTAATGAAGTAATGTATGTAAATTCTATTACGTTTACGAATCTTGGTGCAGGTTATTTGGTGGCACCAACAATAACATTTAATGGTGGAAATCCACTTACAAATGCTACAGCTACTTGTACTATATTAAATGGTAAAATAAATAGTGCTACGATTACAAACGTTGGAAATGGTTTTAAGAGTGTACCTACAATTTCAATAAGTGCACCACCAGCTGGAGGAATTCAAGCTGTTGCTACTTGTACTTTAAATATGAATATTGATAAACAAGGTGGCTTTGGTGATAACGTCTCAGTTAAAGTTGAAAGAGATGTGAATAATAATAAAGTGGCATGGTCTGAAAATAATCCATTTGGAGAATTTTAATCATGTTAAATAAACCACCATATTATCACGAAACAATACGAAATTGTATTATAGGATTTGCAAAAATATTTTCAGATCTTAAAATTGAAAGAAAAAAAGCAAACGGAACAGTAGAACAAACGTTATTAATTCCAATTGCTTATGCTCCGAAAGAAAAATGGATACAACGTATAGAACAAGATCCTACTCTTTCTAATCAAGTGATGACTACTTTACCTCGTCTTTCTTTTGAAATGACTGGGTTGAATTTAGATGCGACAAGAAAAGTTTCACGTATGGCATCTATTGATAAGAATAAAACACTTGGAGCTGGAGTAAATACAGCAAATAGAGTATTCGCTCCTGTACCATATAATTTAGATATAAATTTATATTGTATATCTAAAAATACAGAGGATGGTTTACAAATAGTAGAACAAATTCTACCTTATTTTACACCAGAATTCACGATGAGTATTCAATCGATGAAAACACCTCTTGATATTGTCACTGATGTTCCTATTATTTTAAATAGTGTTACATTTGTAGATGTATATGATGGTACTTTTGAGACACGTAGGTTTGTAACATGGACATTAGGTTTTCAATTAAAACTTAATCTTTTTGGATATGCAAACCCAGATGGTAAAATTATATCTAAAACGATTGTTGATATTGGCAATCCAGATAGACAAAACACGATAATAGCTAACCTAAATACAGGTGGAATTACGAGTGAAACATGGGAAGATATATTTAAAACTTCCGAATACGATATAACATAATAGGAAACAAATATGGCAAAACAGATAATTGGAGTTGGTTTAACACCAAATGACGGAACAGGTAATACTTTACGTGATGGTGGTGTAAAAATTAATTCTAACTTTGACGAATTATATAACGCATTAGGTGGAAGCACTGTGCGTGTTGCAATACCATCAACAGCTATTTCAAATGGCGCAACACTTAAATTTGATGGAACTAATTTCGTACCAAACACAGATATAGACACAAATACTACTTATGCCATTAGTGCTGAAACAGTAGCAAGTGGTGCAAAAGTAAGATTAACAGGATCAGATGCAACAACTGATGATGTATCAATTTTATCAGCAAATGCTGGACTTACAATCACTCGTACTGATGCAAGTACAATAACTGTTACAAATAATAATCCAGCTCCTGTCACTTTTTCTTTAAGTGCTGAAGCTATTCAAGCAGGTCAAAGAACAATTCGTTTAACAGGATCAAATGCTTCATTATCTGATATTGCAATTATTGCTGGTACTGGTATGTCAATATCAAATCCAACTGCTTCAGCTATTACTTTAGACGCTGCAATTTCTTCAGTGAATGGAGCAACTGGTGCAATTATTACAAACAGAACATATTCTTTTGGTGGTGCTACAACTACTAATTATCTTGTAACTGGTCCAGGATTGCCTGTAGCTGGATCAAATGACCCAGACATTATTGCGCAAAGAGGTGAAACTATAAGATTTACAAATACACGTTCAGGACAAATTTTAGAAATACTTGATTCTTCTAACGTTGCTCCAGCAAACGATTATATTTCATCACAAGGTGCTTCTCCAAATATAGCAGACCAAAATCAAACGATTACATTTACAATACCGATGTCTGCTGCTACAGGAAACACATTTAAATATCGCAGTCAAGCTGAACCTGCGAATATGTTAGGAAATATAGTAGTTATATAATAAGGGGTGGTTAGGGCTTATGCCTACAAATTTTTATAATGCAAACACAGCACTTAAAGCTGTTGGCGTAAAAGTAAAATTTACAAAACAAGAAGTACAAGAATTTCTTAAATGTAAAGAAGACCCAATTTACTTTATAGAAAATTATTGTAAAATAGTTTCATTAGATTTAGGATTAATTCCTTTCGCTTTATATGATTGTCAAAAAGAAAAAGTAAGAACAATCATGAATAATCGTAAAGTGATTTTAATGGAAGGAAGACAGCAAGGAAAAACTATTACTTCTGCTGCATGTATTGTTCATTATACATTGTTTAATGATAACGTCACTGTTGGTATATTAGCAAATAAAGGAAGTACCGCAAGAGAAGTTTTAGATCGTTATCAATTAATGTATGAAAATTTACCTTTATGGTTGCAACAAGGTGTTGTGACTTGGAATAAAGGAGATATAGAATTAGAAAATGGTAGCAAAGTATTTACTTCTGCTACAACGCCAAGTGCGATACGTGGTAAGTCAGTTAATTGGTTATATATTGATGAAGCTGCAATTATACCAAATCAAATCGCAGAAGAATTTTTTACTTCAGTTTATCCTACTATTATGGCAGGAGAAACTACAAAAATATTATTAAGTTCTACTCCATTAGGATATAATCACTTTTGGAAATTTTGGAATGATGCTGTAAATAATAAAAATGGATTTAAAAATCTTTTTATTCCTTACGATAAAATTCCAGGACGTGATAAAGCTTGGGCTGAAGCACAAAGAAAATTACTTGGTGATATAAAATTTAATCAAGAAATACTTTGTGAATTTTTAGGAAGTTCACTTACACTTATTAATGGTGAAACTTTAAGAAATTTATCTCCTAAACCATTTATATATTCTAAAGATGGTTTAGATATATTAGAAAAGCCTGAACCAAATCATAAGTATGTAATTGTAGTTGATTTGAGTAAAGGAACAGGAAGAGATTATACAGCATTTAGCATTTTTGATATAACAGAAATGCCTTATAAAGTTGTAGGTAAATATCGTTCTAATACAATTAGCATATTACTCATTCCAAGTATTATAGATAAAGTTGGAAGAGATTATAATAAAGCTTTTGTGTTGATTGAAATTAATAGTGGTGAAACAGTTCCCTATATATTACATAGTGAATTAGAATATGAGAACATTATCTTTGTTGCAAGACATAAGAATGAAGGACAAAGAATTACTGGTGGATTTGGTGATAAATCAAGTGCACTAGGTGTTACAACTGATGTAGCTGTAAAAAGAAAAGGTTGTAGCATATTAAAGAATTTAATTGAGAATAATAGTTTATTAATATTTGATTCAACTATTATTAGCGAATTAACTACATTTATCAGCAAAAATGGTTATTTTTCAGCTGACGATGGCTATACTGATGATTTAGTGATGACGTGTGTACTCTTTGCTTGGCTTACTGGTGACGTATATTTTAGAGAAATCACTGATGTAAACATAAGAAAAGAGTTATATAAAAAACAAATACAAGAGATTGAAGAAGAGTTGACTCCATTTGGCTTCTTAAATGATGGAAATGATCGAGAAAACCCTTCGAATTTTTGAAAAAACTAAATAGGTAAGAGAAATAGCACGTTTGTCAAGAAACGTGTCAATAATTAAAGAGGAGAGAGCAAAATGGCATTCCAATTAAGTCCAGGAGTAATTGTCACAGAAAAGGACTTCACAAGCATAGTTCCTAATGTTGCCACAAGTGCAGGTGCATTTGTAGGTAAATTCGCATGGGGACCAATCGAAGATCCAGTGCAAATTACATCCGAAAACGAATTAGTAGAGAGATTCGGTAAACCAGATGATTCAAATTTTGAATCATTCTTTACTGCAGCTAACTTTTTATCATACTCGAATAATTTATTCGTAGTAAGAGGAAGTGGCAGTGTAGATAAAAATGCAGTAGTTTCTGGTACCGCAGTTAAAATTAAAAACGCAGAACAATACTTATCATCATATGCAGGTGGTCAAGGAACTGTTGGTGAATTTGCAGCTAAATGGGCTGGTTCATTGGGCAATTCATTAAAAGTATCAATGGCAGATAAGTCGACTTTCACAGGTTGGACTTATGAAACTAGCTTTGATAGATCACCAGACACATCAGCTTGGGCAACATCAAATAACGTATCAAATGACGAATTACATATTATCGTAATCGATGAAGATGGGTTATTTACTGGCACAGCTGGTACAATTTTAGAAAAATTTGAATATGTATCAAAAGCAGTAGGTGCTAAAAAATCAGATGGTTCGAATAATTATTACAGAGATGTAATTAATTCAAATTCAAAATACATTTGGTGGATGGATCATCCTACTCAAGCAGCAGAAGTAAATAACGTAGCGAATGCTAACGCAGTTGCTTGGGGTACTGCTCCAGCAGCACAACCTTACAAAGATATCAACGCAGCAGTAAATGCCTCTTTAACTGGTGGTGTTGATGACTATGCAGGTATAACTGCAGGAAACATTCAAACAGGTTATGCATTGTTTGCAAACGATCAGCTTGACATATCGTTAGTCCTTTTAGGAAAAGCGACAGCAGCAACAGCAACTTATGTAATTAATAACGTTGTAGAAGTAAGAAAAGATTCAGTAGCTTTTATCTCTCCAGAAGCAGCAGGTGGTTCTTATATTTCTGATTCTTCAGCGACTCCAGTAGCAGATATTATAACATATAGAACAGCACTTCCAAGTTCTTCTTATGCTATATTAGATTCTGGTTATAAGTTTCAGTATGATCGTTATAATGACAAGTATCGTTATGTCCCATTAAATGGTGATGTAGCAGGTCTTGCCGCAAGAACAGATTATGCTCAAGATCCATGGTATTCACCAGCTGGTGCAAATCGTGGTCAAATTAAAAATGTTGTTAAACTAGCATTTAATCCAAATAGAACACAAAGAGATTCACTTTATCAAAAAGGTGTAAATCCAGTTGTGACGTTTCCAGGAGAAGGAACACAATTATTTGGAGACAAAACTTTATTGTCAGCACCAAGTGCTTTCGATAGAATTAACGTACGAAGATTATTCATTGTATTAGAAAAAGCGATTTCAATTGCTGCAAAAGCACAATTGTTTGAGTTCAATGATGCTTTCACTCGTGCTCAATTTAAAAATCAAATAGAACCATTCTTAAGAGACGTACAAGGTCGTCGTGGTATTACTGATTTTAGAGTTGTGTGTGATGAAACTAATAATACAGCAGAAGTAATCGACAAAAATGAATTTGTAGCAAGCATTTTCATTAAACCTAATCGCTCAATCAACTTCATTAATCTAACATTTGTAGCAGCAAGATCAAGTGTTAATTTTAGTGAAATCGGTGGCTAATAATTAAAGGAGAAACTTAAATGGCTGATATAGCAGATTTTAAAGCACAAATGACTGGTGGTGGGGCACGTCCCAATCAGTTTCGTGTTGAGTTAATTTTCCCTAGCTACGTTGTTGCAGGGATTTTGGCAAGTGCGCAAGCTCAATTTTTATGTAAAGCAGCACAATTACCAGCAAGCACAATAGAGAACATTCCAGTTCAATATCGTGGTCGTGCTGTTAATTTTGCAGGAGAAAGAACATTTGCTCCATGGACTGTCACAATTTATAATGATACAAACTTCAATATAAGAAATGCGATGGAACGTTGGTCAAATGGTATTCAAAACTATCAAACAACTAATGGTCGTGTAAATCCAAGAGATTATCAAACGGATTTAGTAGTAAGACAATTAGATCGTTCAGGTGCAATTATTAAATCATATCGTTTTGTTGATGCTTACCCAATTTCTATTGGTGTAGTTCAATTAGACTATGATACAGCAAATGCAGTTGAAACGTTTGATGTTGAATTTCAATACAACTACTTTGATAGTGATACAGCTTCACGTGATGGTGTAGGAGTGAATATTTCAATTGATACACCAGTTGGTTCATTCCCAATTAAAATATAATATAACAGAGTTTCGACAAGGGACTCGGAAATAGATTATGGCAGAATTATTTGGCTTTGAGATTAAAAGAAAAACACCGAAGAAAGAAATTAGTTCGGTAGTCACACCATCTAATTTAGATGGTTCGACGTTGGTAGCAGACGCATCGGCTTATTATGGATTAACACTTGATTTAGATGCGAGTATTAAGGGCGAAAACGATTTAATAAAAAGATATCGTGAAGTTTCTTATTACCCAGATGCTGATAATGCAATTGAAGATATTGTAAATGAATCAATTGTATTAGATAATCAACGTCTTTCAGTTGACGTAGTTTTGGATGATTTAAAAGCATCAGATAAAATTAAAGAAGCTATAAGAAAAGAGTTCGAAGAAGTTTATAAATTATTAGAGTTTGATATACGTGGTCACGATATATTTCGTACATGGTATGTTGATGGAAGACTATACTATCATATAGTTATAGATCCTAAAAATACTAAAAACGGAATTAATGAATTAAGATTTATAGATCCACGTAAAATACGTAAGATTAAAAATTATAAAAAAGAAAAAAATGATAAGGGTGTTGACGTAGTAAAAGATATAGAAGAATACTACATTTACAATGACAAAGGAATCACTGATAGTCTAGCAACAGGTATTAAACTATCTTTAGATTCAGTTGTATTCGCTCCATCAGGATTAACTGATTTAAATTCTGGTATGATATTATCGCATTTACATAAAGCGATAAAACCAGTGAACCAGTTAAAAATGGTAGAAGATAGTATAGTAATCTATCGTTTATCAAGAGCACCTGAACGAAGAATATTTTATATTGATGTTGGTAATCTGCCTAAGTTAAAAGCAGAACAGTATGTAAACGACATCATGAATAAGTTTAGAAATAAAGTTGTATATGATGCATCAACAGGTGAAGTACGAGATGATCGTAAACACATGTCAATGCTTGAAGACTTTTGGATGCCAAGAAGAGAGGGTGGTAGAGGAACTGAAATTACTACACTCCAAGGTGGACAAAATTTAGGCGAAATAGCTGATGTACAATATTTTCAAAAGAAATTATATCAATCTTTAAATGTTCCTGTTACAAGATTGTTAAGTGAAACAGGGTTTAATTTAGGAAGAGCAAGCGAAATAAGTCGTGATGAATTAAACTTCCAAAAATTTATTGATAGATTAAGACGTAAATTTAGCACTATTTTTTACAGTATTTTAAGAGTGCAATTGATTTTAAAAGGAATTATAAAAGATCAAGAGTGGGAACAATTTAGTCAAGATATTCGTTTTGATTTTTTAAGAGATAATTTCTTTACTGAATTAAAAGAAAATGAAATATTAGCTCAAAGAATTAATATGTTAAATTCTATTGAACAATATATTGGAAAATATTATAGTATCAATTGGGTGCGCAAAAATATTCTGAGACAAACAGAAGATGATATTGCGAAAAATGATAAAGAAATAGCAAGCGAGCAAGGTAAATTACAAGATTTAAAAGTAGCTCAAACTGCTGAAACTGACGATGAAGCAATAGATACAAAACAAGATGAAATTGATCTTGAAGAACCTTTTGCTAATGAAACTAAAAAGGAATAATTTATGGATATGAAAAACAAAATTAAAGACTTAATTGATAATATTGAAATAGGAAATGCTGATGCAATTAATGCATCGTTTTCAACAGTAATGGCTGAAAAAGTATCAGCAAGATTAGATAGTTTAAAGCAAGAAGTTGCTAATACGATATTTAAAGATAAAATAACAAGCAACGATAAAAACTAATTAGGAGTTTAATCAAATGGCAGTCACAAAGACTATATTGAAAAAATCAAAAAATGAAGTTGTAGTGAAATTTGCAAATACTGGTGGTACGAATCAAACAGCCACTTTTGATTTAGATGTCGATGCTTTGCTAAGTACAGAAGTTATTGAAGGCACAGTAAAAATTAATATTGTAGCAATAACTTTTACTGGTGTTAATGGATCTTCATTTCGTCTAACAAGAGACAATGTAGGCATATTTGCTGCTCCTTGTGACCAACCAGATCAATTTTTCTTTGATGGCTGGGTTGATGGAATTAATAATACACATGATATCGTTTGCAGTATGTCAGAAGAATCTTATGTGTATTTAACATTACGTAAGAATTCAGGATTTGAAACTAAGATAGAATTATCGACATTCGGTTCTTATGATGATCCGAACGCTAGAGGTAGTTAATTAAATGAAACTTATAAGAGAATTTACAGAATCAGTAAAATATTTAGTTGAAACTCCAAAAGGAGAAACATCAAAAACCTATTTTATTGAAGGAGTATTTTTACAAGGTGAAATTAAAAATCGTAATGGTAGAATATATCCAATGGATGTAATGAAAAAAGAAGTTGAAAGATATACAAAAGAAAATATTGAAAAGAATCGTGCGTATGGTGAATTAGGTCATCCTGATTCTCCTACTATTAATTTAGATAGAGTGTCGCACATGATAAAAGAATTGAAGCTTGATGGCAATAATTATGTCGGAAAAGCAAAAATAATGGACACACCTTATGGTAAAATCGTTAAAAGTTTAATTGACGAGGGTGCTAATTTAGGTGTTTCATCTAGAGGGATGGGATCGTTAAGAGCAAAAAATGACGGAACTCAATTAGTACAAGATGACTTTATGCTGGCTACTGCTGGTGATATAGTTGCTGATCCATCAGCACCAGACGCATTTGTGCGTGGTGTTATGGAAGGAAAAGAATGGGTATTCGTTGATGGTAAATTTGTTGAAAAGGATATAGAGCAAGTAAGAAAAGAGATAGCAAGTACAAACAGAATAGCACTTGCTGAAGCTCAAGCAATACAATTTGCTAAGTTCCTTGACAAAATAAAATAACTAAATATGAATGGAAATCCATTCTTTATATATTTAAATTAGGAGAATATAAATGAAAATCGAAGAAACAATCGCAAAGCTGTTAGCTGAAGCGAAGAAAGCTAAAACTCTTTTATCTGAACAAGATAAAGAGGGTAGTGCTTATGCTATTGGTATGGCAAAAGCAAAAGAAATTACAGGTGATGAACCACCTCTTGAAAAAGAAACAATTAAAAAAGCACACGAAATTGCTAAAGGTATTCTTAAGAAAGAAGAAATCAGTCCATTCACAGGTCAAGCATTAAAAACTGAAGAAACTGAAGAAGAAAAGAAAAAAAGAGAAGAAGAAGAAAAGGCAAAAGCAGAAGCAGAAAAAGCATCTACTAAATCTGAATCAGAAGTGGCTCCTAACACAGATGATAAGAAAAAAGAAGATGAAAAAGCTAAAGAAAAAGAAATCGTAAAAGAAACAGAAATGACTGACGACGAAAAGAAAAAAGCTGAAGACGAAGCAAAAGCTAAAGCTGAAAAAGAAAAAGCTGACGCAGTTAAAGAACAAGAATTAACAGATAAACAAAAAACTTTACCACCAGAATTGCAAAAAGCAATTAAGGATAAAGAAGAAAAGAAAGATGCTGTTAAAGAAGAAACTGAAGAAGAAAAAGCTAAAAGAGAAGCTGAAGAAAAAGCTAAAGCTGAAAAAGAAAAAGCTGAAGTAAAAGCAGTATCTGAGTCTGAAGACGAAAAAGAAGACGAATCTGAAGATGATGAGTCTGAAGAAGATGATGATGATGATGAAGAAAAAGAAATGAAATCTGAGTCTGAATCTGAAGATGATGAAGAAAAAATTAAAGAAAAAAATGCTAAAAAACCAGATGAAGTGAAAATGAACGAAAAAACTAATGAATCAATTAAAGTAGATGTATCTGCTGATGTTGATGCATTATTAAAAGGTGAAACACTTTCTGAAGAGTTTAAAGCAAAAGCAAAAGTAATATTCGAAAACGTAGTAATTAATAGAGTAAAAGATGAAATTACTCGTGTTTCAAATGAATTGAGAACTGAAAATGTTAAAAACATGGCAGTTATCAAAGAGAGCCTGATTGAAAAAGTTGATGGATATCTCAGCTATGTAGTTGAGCAGTGGGTCTTACAAAATGAAATCGCTCTTGAATCAGGTATTAAGACTGAAATACTTGAAGACTTTGTAAGTGGTTTAAGAAATTTATTCGAAGACCATTACATTGAAGTACCAAATGAAAGATTTGATGTACTTTCTGATCTTCAAGATCAACTTAATACTACCAAGAAAAAACTTGATGAAGCAACAGCTGAAAATGCTAAAATTTCAAAAGCATTTAGTGATTTACGAAAAAATGAAATCATAACAGCAGCTTCAAAAGATCTAGTGTCAACAGATGCAGAAAAACTTAAATCATTAGCTGAAGAGCTAACGTTTGAAGATGATGCGTCTTTTGAGAGAAAAGTACAGACAATAAGAGATAATTATTTCTCAGCAGTGTCTGCGACTCAAAATTCTACTAAAACAATAGTAGATACAATAGTGACTGATGAGCCAATCGTTATTAACGAGTCAGTTAAAATAACTGACGTAAAAATAGCTGCATATGCAGACCTATTAAATCGCTCAAAGAAACAAATTTAATTAACAATAATAAGGGAGAATAACATGGCAGATCGTAAAGATCTTTTAAAAAAATGGGCTCCAGTATTAGATCA